TTGTACCGGCATATTAATCTGACCAAAATAACCAGGCGTTTGAGTATTAAGACCTGGTTGTTGAGCGCCTTGAGTCATCATCTGCATGATCTCAGCAACAGTTTTAGGTTTCCAGGGTTGGTAAGCCATTTAACTTGGCCCCCAAATATTTCCTTGTCCAAATGGCCCTGTTTGACCCATCGCCATTGCAGTACCTAATCCAAACAATCCACCGAGAACATCACCAAAGCCTGTTTTCTTACGTTGTGTCGTTTGACCTTCAAACGGCAATCCTGAGATTGCACTTGATAACAAACCGGCTTGTCTGAGAGGATAATCCACAGCTCTACCGAATTGTCCATAAGTCGCATCTAATCCTGATTGACCAAGACCTTGTTGTTGACCGCCAATGCCGCCGAGTAAGCCTAATGTTTGGTATTGATCACCTAAAAGACCGCCTTGCAGTCCAGCTCTAAAACCTCTGTCTTGCATACCTAAACCGGCAGCCGTGTCAAAACCCTGTGAACGAAGTTGTGCAGCAGTTCTACCTACGGCATCGTAATAACCACGATCAGCGTCTCCTTCAAGTATAGCTGATCTGGATCCACCAAAGGCACCAGCACCAATAGCTCTATCTTGACTGTCCGCAATTTGTATTTGCCTGGCTCTGTCTAAATCATTAATCGCTGCATCAATAACTTGTTCCTGGTAAGGATTTTGATATTGAGCAATGTCCAATGGCCCTGTCGCCATGCCCGCCAATTCAGCCCTGGGGTTGTAACCCATGGCATCGCCAAACATACCTCTGGTGGCTGCAAAGGTGTCTAATTGGTCTGGGTTAAATCCACTAACCAAATCACCGGTGTAGGGTGTAAACGGAATTTCTGCTGCTGATTGAATACCAGAGTAGGCTTGTAAATATTTTTCCTTGAGTTGTGGGTCAAGAGATGTTGCTGATGTTGTTGCGCCTTTGCTCATAATGTTTTGCTTATAATCCTTTCTTTCTTAAATCCATGTTTTTTTGCGTATCGCTGCCACCCAATCCTCCCGCCTCCGTAGAGCTTTTTACATTCAGCGATACGAGCAAATTTGGTGACTGCTTCGAGAATATCCTCACAATCTGACATATTGCCAGCCAAGAACAATAGGTTCATGGCTCGATATTGTGGGAATTCAATCAGTTCCGTCACGATGACGGATTTTTGACTTATCGGATGAGGCCATAACATCAGCTTACCTGTTGCTATGCCTTCATAAATATCCATAATACAGTATTCCTCTTGATATTTTAAGCACGTTTCAATCAATGGCTTACACCATTGCCATTGCACTTCCCACTCTTGTCTAAACGACTGCGGTGGTGGCAAGGTTGCCTGAGTTGTCAACGCTGAGTTTGTACTTGGTTCCATCGGGTGCCACTAATATTAATTGGGTGCTATCAAAACCGTTTACTTCAATCCTTTCTCCGGCTTTAAATGATAGACCGTCTCTGTTTTCTATTTCACTGACCAGGTTATTCATATAGCCTCGGTTGTATTCAACACCTGGTCGCGTTAAGGCTTGTCTAGCCATTATCTCCTTCCTCTGTTTCTAACATCCAATCTAATGTTGCCTAAACTAAAGTCCTGGTTGGTATCACCGGTCACAGTCAACATCACTTGCCTAGAGCTGAATCTCGCATCGGTATAACCGTCTGCCTCAAAGGTAAATGAGCCAAAATCCGTTTCCGCACCCAAAGGGGTAAACCGACCTTTAAAACTTAAAGTAACACCAGGTAGGGTGTTAGCCTCACTGTCTGGAATGATTTGATTACACTGCACATACTGGTCGCCATTAGCTATTTGTATAGCGCCGCTGGTTGCATAAGGTTGAGAGGATCCAAGGTTATAACTGTTAAACAGATTGCCGGTTTCGTGCTTGAATACATAACCATTTTCATCACAAGCAATCGGATAATCCCAAACACCTTCATCAATGTAACAGCCTCGATTAAGAGTGCCAACAGCAAACACTTTTTCCAAATAGTTCCAGGTTATATACTTGTTTGGCACCTTACTCTCGCCGCTTGGAAAAAACCACCAAATCTCATTAAACGAGCTGTTGTGTCCACCACAGACCGCACCTGAATATTGTTTATTAATGTTATCAAAAATAAAATCTGAAACCGTACATGGAATTTCCCTAACTGAACCGTCATAGACAAAAATTGATTTCTCACCTAACCAAGCCAAGAAATTACCAGCTTGCACAATGGTTCTTGCTGAGATGGCCTTACAGTTGGTGCCAGCATCAGACACGCCATAAACGAAAGGTTGGCCGGAATAATAGAGCTTGGCAATCCCACTCGATGTAAATAAAATGATGTCTGTTTGCCACTTGATGCCAGCTAACAAATCAGAGGTGGTTGGTACCTGTAAATCACCCGCAGTATTGGTACTGGCTGCTGTCCACAAGGTTGAATTTTCTCTTGATGACCATTGTATTTTTCTGGGGTCGCCGCCCGCGCCTAAAGCAACAATATGTCGCTCATTACTCACCAAAACTGCCGAACAATCAGTGGGTGCATTGGTTAGCGCTGTGCCAGCAGCATCCGGCGAACCACTGCCTGAGTCTGGTCTGAACCTATAAATTTTCCCATCACTGGAACAGCAAAAGATCAACCACTCACCCCAATTATCAAAAGAGTAGGAGTGTTTGGCAAATGACAATCCAGATTGAGACCTGGCATCACCGTAATCCTCTGATCCGTAAGTAAATGCCCCGAAACCAAGAGGATCTTGAGATTTTGGAGTGATGAACGAGGTCGGCGTAATATCGTACCAAGTCAGCGTTTTATCATAATAGACATAAACTTTTTCCCTGGTGCCGACAGCTAAAAGGTTATTACCGGAATTATCCTTCCAGGCAAACATACCAATCGGTGATCCAGTCAATGCTGTGGATTTTAATAATGACCAACCGCCAATGTTTTTCAAAACACCGTCTTGAAAGCGAATCAGGTTTGAATCAACCCAACGACCTTTGTTGGCATAATCAGTGCCATTGGTAATAACGCCAGGAGGAGGGGTGACACTTACAAGGGCCATATTATTCGCCTATCGTTTTAGTCTCAGTCGTTGGCGTTATTTCTTCATCAATCGCTGAGTCAAGACCATCTTTCATTGCTTGCACCCCATCTTCGCCTATAGCTGTTTCAGTCCAGCCTTCTGTGTCAGATTCAGTCAAATCAGCGAAAGGGATAAAGTCAGTGCCTATATCTTCTAGTGATATAGATTGCGTGCCATAGACACTTGCAGCATACGGATTGCCTTCAGCATCGTCTTGATCGCTAGTCGCATTTAAACGCCAGTGAACATTGTAGACTACATCGCTTTCAGATTCGTAAGTGGGATATACGTCAACTGTTTTACAATCCCATGCGTAAGTATTAGCCATTTAATTTTCCTCTTTTAGTTATCGCACTTTTCATGTGCTTGTTGTTTTAATTGCTCAACTTCTGCTGAGAGTTCTTGTATTGCTTTGACCAATATTGGAATCAATGCACCATATCTGATTGATTTGACAATTCCATCTTCATCCTTTAACGGGTTTTCATGCTCAGTGACCAAAGAAGGAAACACTGTTTCAAATTCATCAGCAATAAAGCCTATGTTTTTGTTTTGTTTATTTGGATGATACTCTGGAATCCACTTAAAGTTTTTGACTTGTAGTTGATTGATGTCAGCAAGTTTTGAGGTTGCATCTGCAATATCAGTTTTTAAACTTCTATCAGACGTTAATGTTCCAGCATCGGCTGTCCAAACATCACCATCACTGTAGATTTTCATGCGGTCTGCGCCTGTATCTGCACATTTTAGAAAATAACGAGTATTGTCATCGGGTGCCGCACCATTAAACTCTATAGCCATCCCATAAGGTGTGCTGTTACCACTATTCTGTATTTTACAGACAGTGTTATCATTAGCATTATCAGTAACATGAAGTCGTTGATTGCCTGATGTTGCACCCACCAACAACCGCCCCGATGAGTCTAGTCTCATGCGTTCTGTATTACCACCAGCATGAAATACTAAATGAGCAGAATTTAAAGCATCTCCTAAACAACCAATTCCTGCACCAGAGGTAGAAGTACCTGCTGTTAGTTGTATTCTAGCTCCATCATTTGCAGTAGTTCCTGTATTTTGAAATCTTGCTACATCAACAAGACCAGAACCATTACTGCCTGTAGCTGCGTGTAATTTAGTATTTGGGCTTGCAGTACCAATTCCAACATTGCCCGATGTGTCTATTCTCATTGCTTCCGTTCCGCCACCAGTAGCAAAAGCCAAAGAAGTTGTGTTTATGGCTTCTATCTTGTTTACACCGCCATTGTATTGACCACCTTTTATTTGAAAAGTTACATAATCTCCAGCACTTGAATCATCACTAATTACAAAGGCAGCATTATCATAAGTCTTATTTAAACTTAACAAGGCACTTGGACTTGCGGTGCCGATTCCAACATCGCCCGATGAGTCTATTCTCATTTTTTCCGATGAACCCATTAAAAAGAGAAGATCAGCATTTCCCCTATATGTTTGAATAACCGCATCTTGACCAGCAGAAGAACCTGATCCTGTGTCCAAAACCAATGTAACATCGCCTGTCGCGCCCTCTGTTGTCGCAATGTGTAATTCTTGTGTGGGCGATGCAGTACCAATACCAACCGCATTAGCACCACCATCAACAAAGAGCATATTGGCGTTGCCATTGCTCTCGACTCTGAAGTCTAAATCTACTGATCCTTCGTTGAAAACAGTTTCATTGAAATTCATATACATTCTATCTGTAGATGTACCGCCAACCATTGTTTTTATAAAGAAACGACCATCTTCTGTGCCATCTGAGACATCGTAAGTTTCACCGAACAATTCAGCATAAACCACATCTTGCGAGTTGTCGTTTCTACCTTCAAATTGAATCTTACCTATTGAGTCACCATCTGCTGGTGAACCTGAATTTCTATATAGTCTGAGATTTGGGCCAGCACCAGCATCAGCATCAGTAGAGATAAGAGAAAGTGTGTCTAAATTATCTGCTGTAGTAATTGTCGATGCCGCACTTGCAGTGAATCCTCCTGTCAGAGTTGCAACACCTGTCAGAGTTGATGCACCCGCTACAGATAACCCACCGGCACCACCAAGAATTAAGTCATCAGCCGATTCGTCCCAAAGCATATAAGCTCCAGCAGTAGCACCAAAGAATTTAACGTCATAGCCAGTGTCATTAACGCCTACTGTTAAAGTGGCATCAAGCTGAACAGCACCATTAAGGTCTAAAGCACCGCTCGCAGACAATGTAGAGAAAGCACCCGTTGAAGGCGTCGTCGCCCCAATCGGGCTTGAGTCAATTACAGCGCCGTCAATGTTTAGAGCAACTGATGTACCGGTGCTTGAAAAACAAGCATCGATTAGATCCATGTCGGTATTCAATTTGTTACCGTAAATCTGTTTATGATTTACTTCTTATAGTTTCCTATAAGTTCAGACTATATCATCAACCCTGTGGGTTGCTCGGCACTCTTGGGGAGATTATTGATTGGTTTCTCACTCCCTAGTCGTTGATCCTTCCAACTACTTTAATACCTTTCGTTGGCTTGGGTGCTGATTGTCCTCGTCTTAGTTCGTTAGGAGTTCCCAGCAATTCACCGAGTTTTCATTATTAGATTACTCTAATACGGCTCAATATCTAAGCTTTGTACCCCAAGTGTCAGTTGAGGCTCCGACTTCTGGTTTTGTCAAAGACAAATTAGTCGTTGTTGTATCTGCCATAATTTTTTCCTATATATATGCAAATGTTAATTAACAGCCTTTTCAAGCTGCTATATCTGTCCAGGTTGTTGAATCAGGAGACTGATCAGTCCATGTTGTGCTTGGATTGACTACATCAGTGTAAGAAGTAGTGCTTGGCACGTCTGGTTCCCATTTTAAACTACCTAATGCAGAAAAACCACTAACTTGACTAATCGTACTTTCACCATAATAAATAATGCCGCCAAGTGCCGTCATTGAGCTAACTTCTGCAATGGTCGCTACACCACTAATAACCATCTCCGCAGTTGCATTAAAGGCGCTCACTTGGTCAATGCTGGCAGCGCCTAAAGCAATGCGTACTCCGCTTGCTGTCATTGCACTGACTTGATCAATACTGGCTACGCCATCAAGAATAATTAAGCCTGTGGCTGTGAATCCAGATGTTTGATCAATGCTGGCAACGCCTAATTTAACGACCTCGGCAGTTGCGGTGAACCCAGAGGTTTGGTCAATACTGGCCTCACCTTTGTCAATTTGAGTGCCGGTTGCGGTAAAGCCTGATGTCTGGGCTATGGTGGCAGCACCAAGTTTGACCACTTCTGCTGTTGAGGTAAAGCCACTGGTTTGAGCGATAGTTGCCGATGCCGGAAAGACTATAGTACCAGCAGAGGTAAATCCTGATGTTTGATCTATGCTTGCAACCGCTTTAAGGGTAAGACTAGCAGAGGCGGTTAGACCTGAAACTTCATCTATTGATGCAACAGCAAACTCATACTGAGGGTTGCCAAAAGCACCCTTAGAATAGTTATACTGACCATAGCCAATGGAGGCCATGTTATTACGCCAAAGTTATATCGAGATCACCCGCATCAAATCTGAATACATCTCCTGATGCGACTGCTTTGGATGCGGTTAGTGCCGCCCAACCAAGTAGATTGCCACTTGATACTGCGTCAAAGACTCCACAATGAGTCACTGTACCCCAAGAACCAGTAGCGGTGACAAACTCAACGGCTGCGCCATTGGTGGCCTGTGTAGTGCCTGAAACTGTCATTGCTGGCATACTCTTCCTGGCATAAGAACCGCCAGTAACTTCCGTACCACCACCTGAATCGGATGGTGCGGCTGTGTATAATCCCACATATAATGTTGATGGTGCTGTGTAAGCTGTGCCGCCGAATACATGGTTTAATACTTTATCTTCTAAATAATCGCTAAAACCGGCCATAGTAAAATCCTCTAATTAAAATTAATTATTGCCCCAATAAACAACCTGTTTTTGGGTTCTGCCGTAAGTCCTTCGCCTGGGGATCAATGATCCTTTGCCGAAGGCGGCTCGTTGTTGTTCCATTCTCATTTCCTCTAATGTCTTGTCGAATAGGTTGGTAAAACCAGCCGCACGATCATCTTCCATAAGATATATCGATGCTGTTCTTAAACAGCCGTATAAATAGACATCAGGGTAGGTTGTTGAGACAAAGTTTGAAGTATTACTACTGCTCAATCCGGTAATCTTTGAATAGTAGGTTAATTGTAACGTATAAGAGCCATCAGGGGTAGGGCATAATTCCATGGTGTCATCAACCAGCGCAAAATAAACCGGCTTACCTGTTCTGTTGTCATTGGCTTTCCTGTAAGTATCAAGGCTCTCGATGGATTGTTGAAAAAGAGGGGTAAAAGTACCGGATGTAATTTCGACATTAATTGCCTCTAACCAGTCTGTCGGTAGCGTTAAATATTGAGCATCAGCGGTGGCCGTTGCTCGTTTAATCATGTCTTTGGTTCTGAGCTTTCGATTCAGCTCTGCCTCGGTTTGTTGGATAAAAGTATCCATCATTGAGTCGAGATCACTTCTGTTTAAATAATTGGCAACTGCCGTTTTTAATTCACTATAGGTCATATTCTTCCTTGCCAAACTCTAAAGGCTCTATTATCAGGATCATTCAACCATTTTTTCCAGGCTTTCTTGTCATTGTGCCAACCTTCTCTCAAGGCTTTATTCCAAATCACCTTGGGTATTTCAGCCGCGTGTCTAAAGGTTTTGCCTGGTTCTAATTCTCTTAATGCTCTGGCGTGTTCTATCACAGGGCGTACATTCTGAGCTGTGTGATAAATGGTTTTATCATCCTGGGTTATAAATTCTGATTTGAGCGTTTTAGTCAAATCAAGTGTTGTTCGTTTTATTGTCATCTTAAAAAATTGAGAGGGGTATATATCATTTCAACCCCTCTCATCACTACATTAGCTAGTGTTTAAATCAGCGACTATTCCATGAGCAGCTTCGTTGCTCATTTGTAGTCCGTATTCAACGACCAGCATTTTGGTAATCGCGTCACCAACAGTAGAAATATCCACAGATTCAAAGTCTCTGAGATATGACACTGCTGCATAGTTGGGATCAACTAAGAGCAGAGATCGTTCTCTACTAAAGTTATCAGGAACGATTCTTAGCTCACCAAAATCAGATGCGTACAAAGAAATAGATGCCTCTACGGTATCTGTTTCAATGACTTGTCTAACGTTGGATCGACCAGTGAACCCAGATATAACAGTTTTGTTATAAGGGCCACAAATCGCCATGCTCATTTCAGCACCATTTCCAAATCCAGTCTGTAAGACTGTTTTTAGTAATGCCTCTGTGAGAGCGCGTTGAGTGCCGTCTGTAGCTGCTGCTGATGCGCTTCCGTTAGCGCCACTTGTTCCTCTTGAAGTGTTGGATGTAATCCAAGACTCAAAAGATCGGGTTTGCCTTGCTGCTGATGCAGAACCAGCTACTTTTGCGTAGTTACCAGTCAACGCCGTTTCCATGTCTCTCTTTAGGGCTTTAGCATTTAAAGCCATGAAGTGAGCAATCTGAGATTTTACACCCGCTGGATCACTCGCTTGTTGCGATCCGGTGACGGTGCTATTCCTAGATTGAATCATAGCTACATTTGACTCACGAACAGTTGCGGTAGTGGCGGCTCTTGAAATTTCAAAGCCTTCTATCTCACCTGTTCCAGATGCACTTGGTAGTGTTTCCGTTTGCCAATCAAATGTGACTGCTTTCACTGAATTTTTGCCAATGGCACTCAACATAGGCGTGGTCTGTGGAGAGATATTGTATATTATCGAAGATAACTGTTCTCTGTCAGACGTAGCCTCATAAGTGTCAAAAGCGTTTGTTACTTGCGCCATTTTTTGACTCCTTTCTGGATAAACCAGAAATTAAAAGGTTAAATTAATTGTTCAAACACTTTAGCCGCATCTGAGATAGCCCCAGTTTTAGCCAAGCGCTTTTTCGATCTTTTTAAAGGAGTGCTACTGTTTTTCCGAGTGACTGCGCCAGGTTTTCCAACTCTGTTTCTAGCGGATGCCTTTTGGGTGGGTTTTTTCTTCACAGCTTTTTGCGTTTTATTTTGCATCCAGCTATTTCTTAACCCTAACAACAATCGGTAATCATACACTTGGTTGATTTCCTCTGCTGTAAATCCCAAATCATTTATCGCGTGTTCTCGAATCGCCAATTTTTCTTTTTGTGCGATGGATTTATCCTTCCACTCAGGAACATGATTTTTTAGTAATTGCTCGTCTCCGTACTGCATATAAGCAGATACTTGTTCAGCGTGTTTAGCATTAGCCTCTTCTTGAAGGCGTTGCTGTTCACCCTGAACCGCTTGCAATTTCTGTTGTTTCTCATTCCATAAATCGCGTTCTCGAACGTATCCAATAGGATCACTAGAATAAAGGTTGTCCCAATCCGGTTCATCACCCAATCCCTCTTTTAGAGCGGATTCCATTCTGGGCAATAGTTCCTTATAGATCGTCTCGTTTTTTGCAACCTCGCTTTGTTGTTGTTCTACAGCCTTTCGCTGTTGTGCGAGTTCTTGAGTCTTACGAGTGTAATCAGCTTGTCTTGAATACGAGTTTTGAAGTTCATCGATGGTAACCTCAACATCTTCGCCGTTTATTTTAACAGCGTATACTTGCGGTTCATCAACTTCCTCTAGCTCATCTTGTTCATCGTCAAGAGTTTCAGTTTCTTCTGTTTCTTCAAGGTCATCAGCTTGGAGTTCTTCCTCCTGGTCAACTTCCTCTTCAACAGTTTCATCGGCTTGTAATTCTGCTTGAGCATCTTCTGGTTTGTCCTCTACAGGATCCAGAAATTGTTCAAGTGAGGTTACAGCCTCATCCATATTTGTTTGTAAATCCAATGGCTTTGCCGTGTTGGTCATATTATTATCCTTGATAAAAATTAATGAATAATTAGACCGATTTTAACCCCTTGGTATTTGTAAATCAACAAAAGGTTAAATTACTTTGCGTAATCGATTCAAATTAGCCCTGGTAATCTTGCCTTTTTCAACAATGATTCTGAGGTGTTTTTCAATCTCAGGAATAACTTTGACAGCACCATGAATCAACTCTCTAAAACCATCTTCATTTGGTTCGGAATTAATCCACATTTGCACATATTCATCATGCAGATGTTTTATTGCTTTTTTAAAGACCTCTGATTCGAGTATTAGTTCAGCCTCATTGGATTCGAGAATATCTTTATCCGTTGCCATAATTTTTTCCTATGTTGTTTAAAATAAATTGAATATTGCCAAGACTCAGTGGTTGATAGCCTTTTGGTTTTTTTGACAATGAGTTAATGGCCTCATAAACAGATGGCAAAGTGCTAAACGGCTCATAAATCAATGGTGGCCCATCCATATATGACTGTACTGGTGGCGGGTTGTAAACATACGGCTCATAAGGTGGTTGGTCAAACGCCGTATAACCTTGAGGGTTCTCAGGTGAATAACTAACGCCTGGCGCAATATAATCTCTAGGAATATAACCAGGATAACTAATATTAATAGGCGTGTAATCTACATCTTGATAAGGAGTGGTTTCATCTCCGTTTAATGGTGGAGTGGTAGTGCCATCTCCATCTCCAGTTCCATCGCCGGTTCCATCGCCAGTGCCGGTTCCATCTGTTCCTGTTCCGTCTGTTCCGGTTCCGTCTGTACCAGGTGTCGGACTAGGAGTGGTTCCAGGTGTAGGACTAGGAGTGGTTCCAGGTGTAGGACTAGGAGTTGGACTAGGTGTTGGTGTTGGCACAGGACTAGGAGTTGGACTAGGTACAGGACTAGGGGTAGGTGTTGGTGGTGTTACCACAGGTGGAGTTACCACTGGTGGTGTTACTGGTGGAGTAACTATAGGTGGTGTTACTACAGGAGGAGTTACTGGTGGAGTTACCACTGGTGGCACAACCGGTGGAACAACCGGTGGTGTTACTGGTGGAGTTACTACAGGTGGAACTATAGGTGGTGTTACTACAGGTGGAACTATAGGTGGTGTTACTACTGGAGGTACTACCGGAGGAACCACTGGAGGTGGAACAACCGGAGGGGTTACTACTGGTGGCGTTACTACAGGTGGAACTATAGGTGGTGTTACTGGTGGAATTGGAGGCAGCGGTATTATAGGTGGCACTACAGGCGGAACAATAGGGGGTACTACGGGTGGTGTTACCGGAGGTTTGACAGGTGGTGTTTCAGGTGGAGGAACAACTGGTGGGGGTACAACCGGAGGTACTATAGGAGGTACTACAGGAGGCACTATAGGAGGTACTATAGGAGGTACTATAGGAGGCACTATAGGTGGAATAATAGGTGGTGTTACTACTGGAGGTACTATAGGTGGAACAATAGGAGGAGGTACTATAGGAGGCACTATAGGTGGAATAATAGGTGGTGTTACTACTGGAGGTGCTATAGGTGGAACAATAGGTGGAACAATAGGGGGCGTTACTACTGGAGGTGTTACTACAGGAGGTATAGGTGGCGTATCTATGGGTGGCGCGTCTGGTGTTTCGGTTCCGGTGCCAGAACCCACAGGATCCCATGGGGATATATCATCATCACTATCTGGATCATACTTTACCCAAACAGTGTCATACTCCTGTAGACCATCACCATCAAAGTCGCCTTTTTGCACCTCAAATAAGCGATCCCCAACTTCCCAATCAGTCAAGTCTGCAAAATTACCCAACGCCTCAACGCCAGTTTCTTTAATCTTCCAAACAATGCCTGTGTTTCTGTCATGAAAAATATCGCCAGGCTTTAATTCAAACTCGTTTCGCACCATACGAGCATCACGTTTTTGTGCTTTGGTGACTTCTAGTGGCCCACTGGTTACAGTTTGAGATCCTGGTTTGTTGGCTTGTCCTAGTTTCCTTGATGGCGTATTAATGCCAGCTATGCCAGCTCCCATTTCTGGGATGCCAGGCCACAAGGTACCGTAAGGAGGAGTGCCACCGATAGGGTTAGATGAAGATTGATCATCGCCGCCTGGTGGAAGGTTAATTGTATCACCACCAAAATAAGGGCCAACAACACTAGGTATAGGTGTAAAGTCCCCATTCTCGGACATTGTTCCCCATGTGCCTGTTGCGCTGTTATAAACCCAGCTCATTAGTCTTTATTTTTTGCGTTTCCAACATTAACGGCCAATAAATTCACAAACGCCATGATCTTATCTAGGATAATATTATCGCGCTGAC